CTAAATTAAATCTTTGAATAATATCTTTTAAAAAGTCTTTTTGCGTTATTTCTGGATCAATGCACATAGGCACATTAACTATTCCATCATATAAACCTAAAGAATAATTATCCCAAGTAACATTAACCCTGCTATGCAACGTATCGCCACCACATTCAAAAGCATTGTCTGCGCCTAATTTTAAAAAACTATTTCCTTGACCTACATAGCTACAATTTCTTGGTCTCATCATTATTCTGCAAGCATAATTAATAGGTAAATTTGTAATATCTAAAGAGTGATTGTATGCTTGATTAGAAGATCCTATTTGAACTCCAATTATTTGATCCCAAACCTGTGATTCTATAGGTGAATTTGTAGTTGTATCCCAACCTTCTAAATAAACATCAAATACCATTCCTGTATTCAATCCAACATGGGTTATTCTATGTCTTACAAAAATTTCTGTTTGTGTAGGGTGTGTTTTTGTAAAATACATATCTGTTGCATCCCATTGACCTAATAAGTTTTCATTTGGACAAACTGTGTCTGCTCTTACAGGCGTTGCAACTAAATCAACAGGATCACCATTAGTTGGAAAATTACCAGAAGGATAAAAACCCCAATCAAACTCATTTCCTGCATTTAGGTTTCCAGAAAAATCTTCATTGCTACTGTCTATTGTTGGAAGCGTGCTTTCTCCTAAATGGTTTCCTGTAGTCATAAAAACCTTACCAAAAAATGATCCGTCAATAAAATTAGAAGTATAAGAAAAACCTGCCCTTGCAAAAATAAACTTTATTAATGTTTTTAATTGTATTGCAGGTCTAAATTGTAAAAAGCTAACCATAAAAGGAAAAGCATCTGTAACTCCATAGTCGGCTATGTTTTGTGTAGTCATATCTAAATACTGCCCACTACCTTGTTCCCAATAAAACTCTGGTTGTGTTACTGACAATGGATACATAACTTTTTGCACACCAATTGGCGTATCTCTTAAAGAATTCCCTGATGAATTTACAAATGAACTACTGCTACCATTCCAAGAATTTTCTATTTGCGTTTCATTATATTGGTGATTTAGTTCTGCAGAGTATGTTCCGTCATCATTAAGCAAACAATCTCTTAACTTTTTTTCTCCGATAATGCTAAAAAGATCAGAAGTATTAGACATTAATACAACTTCATAACATTGCGCTTTTTGGTATACTGCTTTTAATTGCAATGATCCTTCAAACTGTGGAACAGTTCCTACATATAATGTTGCATCAAATTTTGTTCTAGTATTAAAAACTAATGTGTCTATGTTTACATTATACCAATTTTGAAAGAATTGGTGATTGTTGTCTGTGAATGGTAATTTAAAAGTTTGCGAATAACTTCCTTTCCTTGC